CTGTGGGCTTGGCTCCACGCCAAACTCGGGTGCGATCTCCATCGCCAAGTTGTAGGCAAACGCCCGCATGTAACCTGGGGGGAAGAACAACTCGGTTGCCAGCAAGGCAGGCTGCGTCAACTCTTGCACCGAGATGAAGTGCCACTCCAGCAACTGCGTTGGCCGAGGGTAGATGTACATCTCCACGTTGGGGAACGTGTTGTTGATGAAGATGACCTGCGGGAAGGTCGATGTCGAGGTCTTAACAGCGATGCCGTTGTACTGATCTTGGTTGATGATTTTGATGCCATACGACACGCCGCTGGGGGCGCGGAAGTAGGTGCCATCATCAAGTTGGATTGGGCGGTTGCCCACAAAATCACCAGAGGGGCCAAGGGTCTGCTTGATCTGGCCCACGGGCCAGTTGAACACTTGGTCTTGGGTGCAGAACACAGATAGGCGCTCGGTGTTCCACGAGTCGATCATCTGGTTCATTGCAGTCAAGCCGTCTTGACTGGTAGCCGCTGACGGGGTTTCACCTTCGGCAAGAACACCAAGCAGCCTAAGTGCTCGATTGATTTGATCCCCCGCTGTGTAACTCATTGGGAATCTCCTTTTGATTGTTTAAAGGCAGCGCGTTTATTTCCAATCAAGGACGCTGAAATCTTAGCGCGTTCTTCAACCGAAAACACACGCGCTTTGGCTCGATCACTTAGCAATTTGCGTTGAGCATCGGTGACCGTAGAAACGCCCTTTTTTGCCAACGAAATGTTTCGCTTATGTTCTTCAGAAAATCCGCGTTTTTTGGCAGACTCGCTCATCTTAGCCCGAGTCTCTGGGGAGTGTTTTGTACCCAGTGGTGAATTTGCTATTGGGCGACCATTGTACGCAGGCCGGAAAAAATCAATCCAAAATTGTTCGCGGTCAATTAGTGAGTCTTTGTTTTCAACAAACTGCACAATTTCCCAATCAAATGCGTCTGAACCGTATTTTGCATACGCACGCTGCAAACGGGTGCTGTGGTGGCACTTTTTGACCAGCGCATTTCGATGGGCACGCCATCTGCGACTTACAGCAACGGCTGAACCAACGTACATGTCTCGTGTGACGTTGTTTACTATTGCGTAGATCGCAGAAGCCATGTTACTTCCCTTCGGATTCGTCGCTTGCCAGCGTGTCGCTGTTGGGCTGTTCGATGGATTGATCGGTCACTTTGCGAGTGTACTTGCGCTTTGGCGCTTCGACTACCGGCTCGGGTGCCACCTCGACAGGTGTGGCAGGATTGTACCGTGTCCAGCCGTTTTTTTCATCCATCTCAATTTCAGCTTCGTTGGTGGCAACTTTGGCACCAAACTCAGGGTGTACAAGGACAATGTTCATTTAAATCTCCATGTGAAAACGGGGCCGAAGCCCCGTTTTACCAGTTGCCTAAAAATTAAGCAACGCGATACAGCGTCCAAGTACCTGCGCCGGTTTTACGGGCGAGGAATCGGGCCGATGTAGCAGCGGCAACAGCGGCTGCGCCAACGATGGTCCAGCCAGTGCCGACCACAACAGTGGCAGCATTGGTTGCACCAATGTTGATGATGCCGAACTCAAACGCCGCGTTCACTTTTTGTGCGCTGGTAATGTCGGCTTCCAACAGTGCCACGGTGGGCAAAGTCAGGTTGACAGCAGCGCCGTCATATGTGAACAGACCATTTGACAGTTGAGCAGCGGTCAAAGTTGCTGCGGCTGTCAGTGCTGTGGGGGCACCTTGAACCGTCAGGTTAGCTTCGCCAAGGTTGCCGTCACCGAGTTGGTAACCGCCTGCGCCATTAGGGAGAGACATGATAATTTCCTTTCAGATTGATTTGAGAACGGGGGCCGAAGCCCCCGGTTCGATTTAGCCGAAGATGCGGCAAGCCATTTGTGGACGGATGGTGTTGTAACCATACAACACGTCAACACGGCAAGGCATACGATCGTTGTTGATGTCGTACTGACGAACAACACGCAGGCTGATACCGTTGTGAACGGCACGGCTTGCCATGTCAACGCCTTGTGGCAGCAACAGGTCGGCAGTGGCGAACGCAATGGCGTCACGGTGGTACACCAAGTTCTGGGGGAACGAACCACTAGCGGCACCAACGAAGATGACAGCCTTGGCCGTAGCAGGCAAGGACACCACGGTACACAGGGCGTTAGCAGCCGAGTAGATCGGGGCGACAGTCACAGTGGCTGTGGTAGTGCTGGTGGAGGAGGAGATCGCCACGAACTGGAACAACGAACCTGTGGACTCACGAGTCTGTGGGTTGGCTGCAAAGCAGTCAGCGATTGTGAACACGTCACCGGGGTTGATGGTTTCGCCAGAGCCGACAGTCAGAGTCAGAGTGGTTGCGCCTTCAGCAGTCACGGCAGCAGCAGTCACGGTGCCAGTAGCAGCACGGGTGCCGCAGGTGTGGACCTTGATCGACTGAGACATGTTGACTTCTTCGTAGCCCAACACTTGCTCACCCATCATGCCGTTCTTGAACTGGCGAGAGATGACATCTGTGGGGTTAAAGAAACCAGACAGACCGTTGACCAGAGCAGCGTTAGCGGCAGGGTTCACGGTAGCGTAACGAGGCGACATGGTGGCGGCGTTCTCGTTCAGCTTCTGCTGGGCTTGCAACAGCACCAAGGCAGTGGCAGGGGCGATGCCGGGAGTACCGACAGAGTTACCCACCAGACGGTAGGCGTTGGCAACGTCAGCGTCCACGGTAGAGGCCAACTGGCTGATACGTGGCTTCAAGACACGCTCTGCGAAGTCGTCCAACTGCATGGTCAATTCAGCGGATGTGAAGTTGATACCGATGTGCTTCTGGCTGGAAACAGTCAGAGTGGTGAACTGTTCGTTGTCGTCCTGAACTTGCAGGGCGGCACCGTCAGTAACCAGAGCGCGGTCGGGCAAACGGATACGCAGTGTAGAACCGATTTTTGCGCCTTCAACAGCGAAGCTGTCGTCGTACTGGCGGTTCACGTTGCGGGTGATGACGAGGTTGTTTTCCAAGATCTCCAGCGATTTGCGGGTGATCATGTCAATGGTGAGAAGCGAGTTACTCATGATGATTTCCTAAAATTAGCGGTTGCGGAGTGACTTTGCTTTGTCGATTTGTCTTTGGCGGTCGGCAGCAATCCAGTCCGATGTACTCATGCTTTTGACAGAACGAGGATCGGTGGTGTCAGTGACACCAGTGGTTGTTGCTCGTGCGGTTACCGGACGAATCGGGTCAGGCGCAGTCGAGGTTTTCTTTTGGAAAGGCTCGGCAGTTAGTTTAGCCTCAACTTTTCCAATTTCACGCGCTTGCAACAGGGGCGACAAGCGGGCTATGCGGTCAGCTTCCTTGGGGTTACTGCCCAGCCAATAGGCCAGATCAGGTCCAAGGTCAGACGCTTTGATGGTTTCGGCCATCACATCGGTGACTCGAAGATTCGGGTTATACGCAACTTGGTCAAAGTCATCGTATTTAGACCGGGCCTCCTCCTCACGTTCTGCGAAAGTTTCTTCAATCTCAGCGCGTTGTTTCTGGATCTCCCGATGTTGGACCAGCTTTTCAGCTTCGGCACGGATGAAATCACCGTATGCCTGTGGGCTGTCAAATTGATCTGCGGTCGGAATCTCCGTTGGCGCGGCTGGCACGGGTGCCTGCTTTGCCTGCTGCTCACGTTCCCATTTGCGCTGTTCTCTTGCGAGGCGCTTGCCAATCATCGCGTCGATTTCAGCCTGGGAATACTTCTTTTCTTCCTGGGTGCTACCGTCTTGATTCTCAGCTACTACCGGCGCATTTTGTGCATTGTCCGTGGTGGCCGTCACCTCGGGTGCTTGCGCGGAGTCTACTTCCGCTAAGGTTTGGACTTCATCAGTCATTTCATGTTCCATTGGAACCCCGGTGAACCTCGCCGGTACGGTTGGTTAAACATTACCGATAGTAACTGATATTCAAAATTCCGCTTGCCGATTGTTGGATAAAGCGGATTTTTGTCAAGTCACCGTCATACTGCAACGGAACACCGACAGCAATAGGCATACCAACAGAAGTGGAGGGTGCTACACCGTCATCGCGCCAGCGCACAGGGGCGCCTTCCGCAACAATCAGCGCAAAGGCGGGGGTGCAATTAAGCCCGTTGGCATCGGTCGTGGGCAAAGTTAAGCCAGCGGATGCACTTAAGTTGGTGATTTGCTGATAGCCGAGGCACGAGGTAACAATTTTGAGTTGGTTGTTTGCCATTTTAGAATCTCCGGGGTTGTGTGAACGATCTTAATGCAATAGGAAACTCAGCCGTTGAATACGGGGGTGACAAGCTAAAGTTCCATCCGTCATTATTACCGGCATCTGTGTTTTCAAAGTCAGTGTAAGCGTTCCAAGAAGCCCCGCCAACAGCGTTGATGTCACGAATAGTTAAGTCAACTACGTTAACTGTACCTGATGCTTGTGATAGTGTAGCTTGCGATCCGGGCGTTGTAGACTGTAAAAACTTGACGTTGGCGTTATTAGCCACAAAGCTACCAACTGTGCTGGTCACACCCGCTTTGAGTTGGACAGTACCATTGGTGATAGTGAACGCTCTTGTTGAGCCTTGAGTGAGCGCGTCTTGAAAAGCAAACGTGCCTCCGACACCATCAAAAGAAAAAGGCGTATCAACTGTGATTCCGTTTGTCGTGATTTGTTGGACACCGGATGTCCCAGCCAGTCGAAAATTACCGGTTGAGCTAATGGTCATTCCAGAATCAAAAGTCAAATTACCGTAAATAAACCTACCAACAGCAGCCGTAGCCGCGCCTTTGTACCCGGTGTAATTCAGATTAAGGAAGTGCCCGCCAACATCAACAATATCGGTTCCTGCTGTGATGTTTACTGTTACGGCTGTAGCTGACGAGCCGCCAGCAGTATTGCCAGCACGTATTATTCGAGTTCCTACCGAGCCAGAATAAGTGCAATTGAATGTTGGCGTTCCAGAATACACAAACCCAGTTATTGTATTCATACCTAATACGCCAGCAAAACTATTACCGGTTACTGTGATATCACCAGTGCCAAAATTTATGGTTCGGACGTTTGTGTTACTTGACGCAAATCGACCAACAGTAAGAGTATTGTTGTTAAGTGTTAATGTGCCTGATGTAAGCGTAAAGTTGTTTGACTGAACAGCGAGTGTTGCGTTGCCACTTAGGCTTAATGTTATGTCAGACTTGTCAACAGTTGTAGCGCCAGTGGCCGCTGTTGAAGCAACGGTAACTGTAGCCGCCGTGCCAGAGTTAGCGTCAAAAAACACTACATCTGCGGTTGTGGGCGCAGAAACACCGCCAGCGCCGCCCGATGTAGCCGCCCAGTTGGTAGTGGAACTTGCGTCCCAGGTTCCAGAGCCACCCACCCAAAATCTGTTTGCCATAATTGTTCCTTAGAAGTACGCAACTTCTTTCCAGCGGCCATCTCTGGAGCTGTAAGTTAACCACAATTCATTTGTGTCAGTAACGACCCGTGTTGCCGCATTGAGGTCTAATCCTCTGTTGTTAACACCGCTTGCAGTACCGCTTATGTATGTGATGGTTTCACCTGCTTTGGCGTAAATACGAACAATTTGACCGGGAGGAAAGTTATTAAGAAAGTTGATACGATCTGCGTCATCAAGCGGTGCGGTATCCGACTGTGCCTCAATTTGAACTAAATTTGAGATAATCTCAGGCACGGTTCCAGCGTTTACCACCAACACGCTGGGCACGTTATTAGGGATTAACGCAAAATCAGCAGTAGTTCCCCCTGTTCCAAGAAACTCAACACCATCAATAAAATAGCGCGATGTTTGGGACTGACAAGATACAAGTCTTGCTGATCCGGGTGTTGACGCAGTGGCAAAGTTTCCTTGGAAATCAAGAACGGTCGAAGGGACCGTAAAAGAAACTGCCTGTGGAGCGCCGGACGTGCCAAAAATTCTCGGTGTGTACACGCGATGAGATACGGTGTTTCCCGAAAACAAAATACACGTTGTCAACGACGAAAAGAACGGGTGGTCAAAGGTATATCTATTTCCAGCAGCAAAAATGCCGCCTGTCGGCGTTGCACTAGCTATTCTTGGTGAACCACCAGACGTTACAGAATTTGCATACTGTTGATCTTCAACATCAAGGATGTCAAAAATTGCGCCATTGACAACAATATATATCTGATGGTTAGTAATTCGCACTGCGCTGTCCCAAGCACAACCAAGTGCTTGAAAGTTCAACGCATACAAGTGTTGAGGTGATGTGGTTTGACCCGGCGCACCTGCAACAAGGGCATTGCCGCCGCACTCAAGGGCGCGGACATTAAACAAAGACCAGTGAAATGGCGCGCCGCCTTTATTTGTTGCTCCACTGGTTGTTCCATCGTCAAAAACAAACCCGTGCCGTTTGGCGTCTTGTACTGTTACTTGATGGTATTCGGAAAGTTCAGTACCGTACCGAGAGTTCAAACCGTCTGTGGGCTGTTGAAAAATGTAGACATCTTCAAGCCACTGGCGCGAAAGAACTACCGCAGCACCAGCAGGCGTGTCATCCCCGCCCATAAGAATCCCGTGACCCGTGGTCGTAGTGGCTGCGTATCTGGTTGGCGTTGACCTAAAAGCAACGCCGATAATTTTTGGGCTACGTTGTTTGATTTGCAAAACGGGACCGCTGGTGTGCGATCCCAGAATTACAGTTTTGCTTGTGTGCCCACCATCACCATTTAGAGTTTGGTTTCCTCTGTTAAAGATTAAAGGACTGCTGGTCAAATAAGTGCCAGAGGGCATGTATACGCTGACCGATGCGTCAATAGCTGCTTGTATTGCTGCCGTGTCATCCGTTACCCCATCACCAACAGCGCCAAATTCTTTGACGTTTACAAACCCATCTAGCGTGTTGTAAACGGCGTTGTTTACGTCATTGAGCCAATCGGCTTCAATGACTGTGATGTTTGGAATGAAATTTGTAGAAGCCATTTGTTGTCCTTAAGGTGCGATCAGGCCAAGATTGACCAACGCCTGATGCACAGCGGCAATTGTTACCGGAACGCCAGTTTGACGGGCTGTAGCGGCGGCGTTGTAGAACCCCAAAAGGTTTGTGCCTGTGCCAATGTTGACGGTGCCTGTTGATTTGGCAACGACAGCCACACCTGCTGTTGCATCACCTTCAGCGGTGTAAGAAACTAGTTGCCCAGTTACGTTGCCTGCGGTAACTGGGTAATTGACGTTTGCTTGCGTAACAACTTGCCGAGTTGGCTCAAAAATAACGCCGCCAGGTGTGCCGTTAACGATGGTGGCCGCACCGCCAGCGTATGGGTTGAGCAAAGGAACCGAGCTAAACCGAACGATGTTGGTGGTGGTGACATTGATAGCGCCGTTACCTGCGCTGCCTCGGCTGTACGATTCAAAAATGCCGCTGCCAATCCATAGAGTGTTGAAGGTGCCGTCAACGCGCACAGCGTGGGTTTCCGACAAGACGGAATAGACGTTGCTGACTTGCACCAAGTGGTTGCTGCCGGACGAGATGTCGATGACGGCAGATCCCGGCAAAGCAGTAGCCGGGGAAGTAGGGGGCCACGCTTGCCCCAAGTGGAACAAGTTGGAGATCTGCAAGTGAGCGTTGCTGCTGGAGTCCACAACAATAGCCCGACCGCAAAAATCGGAGTAAAAACTGTCGATCATGATCACTTTGGCCGAGCCACCGTAGGTGCTGACAGTGACAAACAGACTAACGGCAACACCAAACGTAAAGATGCGGTCCATCCACAAGCCATCGACACGGTACAGCGTAATTTCAACGCAGTTGGCTTGTTGCCACTGAAGCACCGAGTCAGCTTCGCTCCAATAGGTCCAAGCATGAAGGCCATCAAACTTACCGATGTCGTACACACGGTCAAAGGAAAAACCACGGTAGAAGAACTGACCTGTGAGGTTTTCGTATTGAAGGCGAACTGCGAAATCTGTCAAAACACCACGATAGACGTTGTGGAAGTGGACACGATTCAAAAACAAAGTGCCTTGGGTGTCTTCAACGCGAATGACCCAATCGCGCACCGCAGGCACCCAGCCCGGGCCCGGTGTTGCGTGACCTTCTTGGAAGATCGCAATGTCAAACAAACCAGCGCCTTTGTTTAAATCACCCGTGACTTGAATCAATGGGCCTGTGGTTGAAGCGTGAATCAACCATGTACCCTTACCCGGCAATGTGATGGGCCGCGCATTGTCCAAATCAAATGCGCCTTGACCAACCAAACGAACCATGCCGGTAATGCTAAGTGTGCCAACAATGCGGTATCGCTTGGCGTCAAAGTGCAGTTCAATCTGGCCGCTGCTGGCTACTTGAACGTAGTCAATAGCTGCCTGAATAGCTGCGGTGTCATCGGTTGTACCATCTCCAGCAGCGCCAAAATCTGCCACATGGACAATTTGACGCATCTTGTCTTGCGCTGAAAGTGGGTCAGCACCAGTACCAGCCTGCGTAAAACCAATCCAGTCAGCGCCTGTGTTTCCACCAAGATCTTGAACTGTTCCGACTTGACCTTTAAAGCCAGTGAAGCCAACAGTGCTGGCGTTGCCAAGCGAATTGATGCCCGAAATGTTGTCCCATGTTGCCAACAACACATCTGTGCTGGTCCTGAGCACAAATTTGTAAGCTACACCCGCAGTTAACCAGATTTCACTGCTGCCCGGCACTCGACCTGCCGCATCAAGAAGAATTGGGTTTGGTTGAGGAGTGACACCTGAAGACGATGTATACGTAACCGCTGGAGTGGTTGTACCCGCTGCGTAGGTAAACAGTTTTCCGCCCGACAACGGGTCGCCATTGTTGTCAAAAAACTGAGCGCCTGCGCCGCCAACGGGTGAAAGATTTACCGACATTTCGGCTCCTTATGCGAGGAATTTTAACTTGTACAGGGTGGACAGGTAAAGCCCAACAATTTCATCAATGATGTTTTGAATCGGGGTGTCGTTCTTGTCGCACACCTCATAGCGCATACCCTCGATGTCTTTGAGGGACTGCTCCAAAAACTCGATGATGTTGCCGTTCTTCTTGGCGCTCATCAGGCTGATGGGTCCAATTAGACCACGACGACCTTGGTAAGCCTCGGCAAACTTGTCGGCCAACTCAATCACATTTTCGTAAAAGTGCCGCAGCGCCTTGTGTTTGGAGTAGGACCGGGTGTTCAGGTGAACCGAATGGGCCACGTCACGAGCCAAGAACAACTCGCCTACAAAATCAGCGCATTTCATTCATGTCTCCTTGGAACGGCATCATCTCGGGCTGCATTTCAGGCTGCATCTCGGGCATCTCGCGCTGCTGGTTCATCATAACCATATTGTCGTTGGATTCCATCGCAGCAGCCACAACGCCCATAGCAATATCTTGGATCTGTTGCTCACTCATGCCAGCTTGAACAGCGGAAATGCGCTGTGTTTCGGCCTGATATGCCTTGATGTCAGCCTCAAACTGCTTGATCTGCATCTCACGGGCTTCCATGCTCTGGTTGACGTTTTGCAACATCTGGAACATGTTTTCCATCTCAGCAGCCATTGCCTCCATCTGCTGATTGGCTGCTGCCAAGGCTGGATCGTCATCATCGGCCAGCACTTTGGGGTCGATGGTCTTTTTGAACCGCTTGGCGAGGTCTTGAGCACCAGGCCAGTCCATGTTCTTGACAAACAGGTCGCCAGCGACTTGCCACAACTGTGGGTTGCCTTGCAGCAACTGGGCCATGCTTTCCAAAGCCTCTTGACGCTTGGTAGCGTAGCCGGGACCAGTGATCACGCGCACATCGTACTTGCCAACAGCCGGGTTGTAGATCTTCTCGATCAAGTTACCTTCTTGGTCCACGATGCGCTTGACTGGTTCTTCCTGCATCGGGTTCATCTTGACGGTATCTGGCTCGCCGTCCTCACCGATGATGCGGGCAATGCGCTCGGTGTCGTAAATCTTGGGGATCAGGTCCACGAGTTGACGACCAATGTGACGGATCGCACGGGCCAGGTTGTCAACGTAGTGGTAGGTGCCGATGTCGCCCTCACGCTGACGCGCAAGGATGGCTTTGCCCGAACGCTCGTTGCTGGTCATGCCCAGCGAGGCGTTGTACTGGCCGGTGGCCGACTTGATGTCTTCAGCAGCGCCCGCCTTGGCCTGCAACAGGCCGCTGGAGGCCATTGGAGGTTGTGCCCGCTGGGGTAGTGGCAACACAGCGCCTTGGCCGTCTGTAACGTCTGGATTGACCTCCAGATAGGGCCAGTTGTTCGTGTTGGCAGTCTTCCACTGCTGCTCGTAGCCTTCAAACTGACCGCCGTACCCGATAAACGGGGCTTTGGGGGCCAGCGCCAGCATCTCAGCTTCCTGCGACACCCAGTAGTTGTACATGCGCTGGGCGTCCTTGGCGTTGCGCACCAAGCCCGACACGTACATTTGGCCGTCAACCTCAAACTCGTTGCCGACCACGCGCACCACGGGGATGTATGTGCCAGCCCACTCGCGTTCTTCGAGGATGTCGTAGCCGTTGATCTTGCACCACTTGACCTTTTTGCGGTCAGCTTCACGGGTGCGGATTGGCTTGCCGAACATCAAGCGCAGCGTCTTGTCCTCGGGCGAACCGCTAAACGCAGTCTGGTTGCCGGGGTACAGGTTGAGCGTTTGTTTCTCGTACTCGATGTAGAAATACTCGGCGATGCGGACAGTGTTCTCACCAATCCACTGAGCGATGGACTGATCGCCAACGCCAAGGCTCATCAAGGTGCTGATGGGCGCTGCATCGGGATACATGCGCTCGTATTCAGCTTTGGTCAGGTCTTCCGTGACAAAGCACCAACGGGCGTCTGCGCCCGTGGGGTCTTGGATCATGGGGTCCATGTAGACGCTGAAACTGTTGCGGATGCGCCCAATCTTGATGTCCTGATCGAACGTGTCTTCGTCGCAATACTCGGTCAGCAGCCGGATGTAGCCTTCGCCGTAGGACACTTGGTTCTCGCAGGCGGTGTCGTAGGCCACATCAGCATCGGAGATGTATTCGATATGGCGTATGACACCATTGAACACATCTGCCATGTCCACATCGGCCTTGTCGTCAGCCGGGATCACCTTGATGCCGGGACGGTTCATACGCTGCTCGTTCGTCACTTGGTGAACGTGCTGCGGCAGCTTGTTGATGGTCAGGCAGGGGCGGGCGTTGATCGTTTGACCCTGCACCGCGCCACGAGTCTGGAGCACGTCAGCAGGCCACTGCCACTGGTTGTCTGGGGAGCCTGCGTAGAACCGCAAATCGTCAAGTTCGTCTTCCCGAGTCTGGGAAAACGCCGCCATTGCCATCTTCATGCGTGAACGGGCAACGGTCAGAATTTCCTCGGAACCGCCTTTTGACGGGTACGGTCCGTTTTTTGCCACATTTGCTGCGGCTACGATTCCGGTGGTGTCTTTCATGCGTCAAATACTCCGAGGGTGTGTGATTCCCTCATGACCAGAAGGTTGTCACCTTCATATTTCAAATCTTGGCCGATGGAATCACCAAATAGCACCTTGTCACCGACTTTTACGTCTTTGGCGTCAGGCCCAGCGGAGATTACCACACCCGTGCCAGTTTGTTTGTCACGCAACAGGATGAAAAGCTCATGTTTTTCCATGTCTGGGCGCACGATTAGGCAGTCTTGCAAGGCTTGGAGGCTCATTTTTTGGTCTTCATTGTTGGTTTTTTGGGAGGGTTACCGCTGCCCGCCGCCGCGCGCTTAACAGAGTAGGCAATCGCAACGGCCTGCTTTACGGGTTTACCCGCAGCTACCTCGGCCTTCACATTCTTGCGAAACGCCTCGGGGGATTTTGTCTTGACGAGTGGCATCACTTGGCCTTTTTAGCAGGTTTGGCAGTCTTGGCCGACTCTTTGAAGTCTTTGGCCGAGGGTGCGCCAGCAGCGCCGGGTTTGCGCATCTTTTCGCCGCTACCTGCGGCAATACGGGCGCGTTTGGCGTTGATGTTACTGTAAAGACCGGGTTTTGTAGCCATCATGACCCCATCCAAGAAGTAAGGGCAGCACCGTTTTGAGCGTTGCGCCTAGTGAGTGGTTGCTCAGTGTACTCTCTATGAGCCACAGGAAACGCAAAAGTCACACAAATAGCATCTGCCGCATCAGGCGATGCAAGGCCTCTTGCTTTCATGTCCTTCTTGCTCTCCAAGAAAATTGTACCCCTAGAATCTGGCTTGATCATAGGCGAAACCAAATCAGTCTTCAAGAACCTGTCTTTGGGAATACTGGCAGATCTCAGCCAGTCCTTCATCTTGCCCCACATCTCAGCACGCTTATTGCCATACATGATGGGGTTCGCACTCTTGTTGCCAAAGTTGACACCCTTGATCTTGTAGCGTTGCTCTTTCAGCCGGTCAACAATGCCAGCGCCAAGACCTCCCTCGTCGATGACAACTAGGGCAGGCTTGAACTCCTCGATGGCCTCAATGATGTGGCCCACCACCGTCATGGTGTCATCCCCACGGTGGCGGTCAATGCGAACAATATCCCTGCCTTGCCTCACAGCAATCACCGTGGCATCAGCGCCAAAGCGTGCTGGGTCAACCCCCACAATGATGGGCGCTGTCTGGTCCTTGTACTTGGCCCTGCTCATCGCCTCATCCACAATGTTTGACGGAATAAACTGGTCATCGCCAGCATTGGGAAACTGCCCGTAAACCTCAACGTGAGCCTGGCTTGAGTCAGGGCCGTACTCATCAATGATGTTCTGGTACACAGCCTTGTCCGTGCCTTCCACCGTCCTGGCGTCCACCACCTTGGTGTTCCAGAAGTCTCGCTTTGAGTGAAAAGTCTCGTAGAAGTACCCCGTGTTTCGCCGTGGGTTAGAAAACGCCAGCCAAAGTCGGTTGGGAGTGTTCTCGGTAAAGAAACCAGCCGTCACAGCCCAGATGCTGTCCTCGATACCGGACGCCTCATCAAAGATCACCATCACACCATCAAAGTTGTGAACTCCAGCATAAGCATCTGGGTTCTCGGCTGACCACAGCCGGCCCTCAACAGCCCAGTAGCGTGTGCCTTTTTTCAGATCCTTTTCCACCAGATCAGTGAGCCAGTTGGCAGGCGTGATCTTTGTCGCTGCAACCTCAAACCAGTGGCTGTTAATACTCATCGCCAACCACTTGGTGATCTCGGCCCATGTGACCGCACGAAGCTGAGACTCTGAGTTGGCCGAGATGATGGTGGTCGAGCCAATCCTGGTGGACAGCATCCAGATGGTCAACCAAGACACCAGTGCAGACTTGCCAATCCCTCGGCCAGAAGACACAGCATGACGCAGTGTCTCAAAGTCTATGCGGCCCTGCTGGCGCTTGATGTGCTCGGTGATCTCACGCAGCACCTCGCGTTGCCACTTGCGTGGACCCTTGAAGTTCGCCAGTGGCGTGTTCTCCTGGCCCCAAGGAAAAGCAAACAAGACAAAAGCCTCAGGGTCGTCGGCAATCGCCGGTGTCCACAGCGTTGCCATCAACTCTTGTTCGTCTTCGGGCTTGTAGATGGTGGTTTGCATTTATTTGTTCTGGCGACCTTGACGCATAAATTTACGCATCTCGTTTTGTGTGTATGCGTCTTGCTGGGCTTGTTCTGCGGCCAAAAGATCCGGCGCGGCAACACCCATTGTTGCGGCAATTGCGGCAGTTCTGCGGAATGGGTCAAAGGCGGCAAATCGGGAGCGCAACTGGTCAGTGTCTGCCGTTACATCCCACAACCTGCCATTTCCTCTATCCAAAGTGTGACCTGTGTATCCAAGAGACTGCACGTTGTCATAACCAGTGGCCCTTAACAAAGTATCGGCATCTTTGCCGCTGGTAATTGGCACCGGCGCATCAAAATTGGTAAATTCCACAGCAAAAGTGCCATCAGGGTTTGCCAATGCTTCTGGACGCGCTCTGTCATAACCACCGCCAAACTGATTCCAGTTTTCACGCTGGTTAGCAAAGAAGTCACGGGCATCTTGCACATCTTTAAATTCACGCCTTTCCCGACCAACAGTAAACCTTGCTTTATCAGACGGCAACATTGACTCACCAGCAAACTTACTCAGCTTTTGCAAGTCATCAGCATTTGGCGCATCAATTTGTAAATGACCAGATCTGTTAATCCTTAATGGGAAAACAGCGCCACCAGCACCATAAGCACTGGCATCACCAGCAGCATCTGTTGTCGTATATACGCCAGTACCATAAGCGTCACCAGTCCGAATTGATCCAGATTCACCGCCAGCGACCAGTTTCTTAATGTTTTCAGGTGTTTTGCTTCCATGAAACACCTCATCAGGAAACATAATTGCCGCCCTTTGCTCTGCCGTATTGTTTGCAGGCAAACCCAGACCGCCTTGAGATGGTGGGAGCGCGGCACGCTGCTGCGCCAGCCGCAAGGCTTCCTCTTGCGGTGCTGCCACGCCAGGTCGCAAGAAATTCATCCCACCAACAGCTTGCGTAGACATACCAACTGGCAAACCCCTAGTCGCAAAAGCTGCTTGCCTTGCCGCCCTCGCTGCCTGCAAGGTCGCCATCGTGGCAGGTTGCGCCAGTGGTGCTACGGCCATTGCCGCCTCAATAGCCTCTGGCCTAATCTGGGTGGTCATCCCTCTACCAGTTGTCAGTGGCTCGCCATAGGACAAGCGATCCAATGTCTGACTCACCGCTGGCAGTGACAAGAACTGCGCCATGCCCTGCATCTGCTGCGTGCGCTGCGGTGCGTAAGACGCAGCCGCCAAATCAGCCAAGTACCCAAGCACCTGGTTGCGTGGGGTCGCACTCAACGTGTCTTGGTACGCCAGCATGTTTGCTGGACGCTGGGCGAGGGCGTTTTGGTAAATCGGCATGGGGCGATGTTAATTGATTTTTTAAAAAACAAAAAATTAAAAATTGTGTGAGGGGCTACCGTCACCGTGACCTTCCGCCGCCGGCCCTACCCCCCCGCCCTCGCCGGCGGGACGGCCAGCCACGGGTTGTGCACAGGGTTTTGTCCACAGTTATCCACAGCGGCTTGTGAATAACTAGGAATGTAGGCAGTCGGTGCTAGTTTTTCTGTGGATAATTTGGCATCGACTTTACATAATGAACGTTGTAGGAAGTGACTACGCTTTTGCGTCAGGGTTAACCCTAATGCGTAGCCGGTTGGGCGCGTGCGCGTAACGATACAAAATCTATGCGGAAAGCGCATAACCCTCCCATCAACAACATTTAATCCAGCCAAACCAGCAGCGATTACCTCACCAAATGTCACGAATCAACAGCTTTGCTCTCGACATCCACTACGTTGCTTTCATCTTTAAGCACACGCTGCTTTGCTTCTTTGAGCGCATCCATGACGCTAATGCGGGTGTCGGTCACGGCAACGTCGATGCGATCGCCGTATCGTTTGGCGTACAGCTTTGACGCTACCCACTTGCGTGCGTCCACTTGCATACGCTTTTGCTGAACCCAAGCAGACGCCATTGGTCCTTCCAAGTGTGCTGGCATCTCTGCATCGGACAACTCGATGATCTCTTCAGCCAGTCGATCGGCACGGCTTTCGGTTGCTCGTTCGTACATGGCGCGGAACTCTGCATTGTTCCGAATCATGAGCATGGCGCATTGGTAGCTGGGCATACCAGGCTGCTTGAGGGTGCTGGTGATGCTTTTGCCAGTTGAGATCTGTTTGCATATCTCAGCCCAGATTGGGTGCTCAATCGGATACAGCGTTGGCCTGCCTGGACGATTCTTCACTGTCATTTCTGACGCCAAGTTTTCAGTCACTTGTGGACTCCTAAAAAATAAGGGTACTCACACCAATGCGGTGCTTTCCCCGAAAGTGCGGCAACTGCATTTGCACACGCCATCATGCTATCACCTCGATCTCAACCTTGTAAGTCTTGACAGTGCCGGGGCGCTGCCTGTACTGCCATTCCACCAACTGGCTTCCATCATCAATGCCAAGCCAATCAGCCACCCCATCACGCACAGCCTTGAATCCAGACTGAAGATTATCCCCATCCAAGGCCCTAGGAGCCACTCTGGTGAGCACAATCGTGCAAGGTGGGGCCGGAGGTGCGGCAACACTCGCCAGCGCGTTAAACGCCTTCTGGCGCTGACTCTTCACCAACCTCGCTTTCACCGCCCAGTGCATCCTCATGTTCGCCATGCTGACCACCTTCATGTCCATTTCCACTTCAATCATTCCAACTCCTTAAAAACCCCGAACCCCATGTACCGATACTTTGACCCGACTTTGTGTACCGAACCGAAGGGGGTATATATACCCCTTCGGTACGTTTCGGTACAACGGGCAAGTCGGGCATCGGTACGTTTCGGTACGTTTCGGTACATCGGTACATGGTTTCGGTACACTTGGACTGTACCGAACGAACCGAAATCGGTACAGATCGGTACGGTTCGGTACATTTCACCCTCAAAATAATTGCCGTTTCGGTACATCGGTACATCAATTCTGGCTGTTTCTGGCATGGTCATTGCTTAAATTGCCTCAGAATTTGGTGCCTTCGGTACGGTTCGGTACACGTCATTGCGCACGTTAACCATGTCCTTTTTGGTCAAACCCTCAACCGATTCCTTAAATCTTCTGGAGTTCAGCCCGTGGCTCTTGGCCGATTCCCGCCACTCATCGTAGTTCGCTGACACGGCCATACCGTCCAAGCCATCAGCCTGCTTCTTGACCTCGATAGCAACAAGGCAGTTCAATGCGATCAACTGGTTGCCCGGCAAGATCGTCCGCTTTTGCACGCTGCTGACCAGCCCTGAGATGTCCACACTGGTGAGATATGCACCCTTGACCGCATTGCCGTGCTTGTCGAGGATGGGCAGATCCACTTGGGTGATCTGGAAGTTCTTGGCCGCTGGCATTTCTGCGTCCTTCATCTTCTTAGACTCGAACTGGATGGTTTTGGTTCCCGAGTCCAACTGGCACTTGTACTCTGCATCCAATGCGCCCTTCAGTGCTGTGCTACCCCGTGACCGGTCCTTGTCCATTGCGCCACTGTGGTGTACAACCAACACACAGCACTTGTAATCTTGGCGCAAGTAAGTGTCCAAGTGCTGGATGAAGCTGTTCATGTCCTGAGTGCTGTTCTCATCCCCGCCCATGTTCCGAGCCAAGGTGTCGATGACGATCATGGATGGCACATGGCCGCACTCGGCCGACAAGGTTTTGATGGAGTCAGCCACCAGAGCAGCCTCTGTTGCGTCATACAGTTGCGCTGCCCTGTGGCTTTTAAACAACGGTGCGCCGTCAAGTGTGGTGCCATTGCCCAATTCCCAGCCCTTAAAGCGCCGAGCCAAACCATTGTGTCCCTCGCCAGCGATGTAGAACACTGCACCTTGCTGAACTTGGTGACCGTGCCAATCACGCCCGGTTGCCACGCAGCAGGCCAAGTCAATTGAGACAAAGGACTTTCCCCCGCCTGGGTCACCGAACACCTGCGCCAAGCTGTCAGCCTCGATGTAGTCATCGACCACCCACTTAATCTCGCTCAGTTGCAAGGAATCTGCTCTGGTGAACTCAAACGCCAGCTTGTCACGCACAGGCCCAGCCACGCGCTCAATTTGTTCTTTCACGGCATCCAGTCCTTGCAGGCAGTGCAGGTCATTCCAGTCTGTTGGCTTGTTGTCCACCATGTCAGCATCCCCGAATGATGGATACACAATCTCGCCAAACACCATCGCTGCCGCTGCTCGGCCCTTGGTCACTCCAGGGTTGCCCTCGGTGAACTGGTCATTGTCAGCGCCGATCACAATCTTGGAGCCGGGGAACATCTCCTTGGCTGCTTTGGCTACCTTGGACAAGTTGCCACAATCAAACGCCACCATGACGGTGTACCCCGTAGCCTCATGAATACTGGCGCAAGTGGCAAAACCCTCACCCACGAACACTATCTTGCGGTTACCCCGCAACTCAAAAAAACCACCCTCGATCTTGCCACCCTTCAAGAACCGCTTGTTGCCTTCTGCGTCAATGGTCTGGTAGGACAATATCTCCCCAGACTGATTGATCACTGGCACCACCAGACGGCCAGCCCTGTCAATCTTGATGCCATGTGCCTGAATGTGTTTCCTCACCAGGTAGGGGTGGTCGTCACTTGCATCAGCATATGTGCCGACCTCATCCTCTGCACGCTCTGCTGCCACCGCTTGGCTGGCAAGTCTCTCAGCCTCTTTCTTGGCCTTCAGATCAGCCACCCACTTGTCATGTTCAAACCTCTCGGTAAAACTCATGGTTCTGCCAATGTCAGCCACCCACTTAGCCTCAAAGGTTGGCTCTTTCCAGCAGCCGGCAATGCCCACTGGCACCTTGCCACTGGTGTGCAAGATGTACCACCCGTCAAGCGATCCCTTCTTGCTCGACACATGAGGCACCCGGTGGATCTCGCCGTCAGCGATGAGGTCTTTGATCAGCAGGCCACTAGCCTCACAGTGAGCGCGAAAAGCACCCTCAGGGTTGATCAGGTCTTGGCTCTCTGTTGCTGCTGCAAAGCCATTGGGGAAGATGGTTGATAAGTTAGTCATTAAATTCTTTCGCTGAGTAATTTCCATGCTGTTGCTGCGCACAGTGGGACTTGTCCGTTCCCAATGGCCTTAAGTCTGTCCACCCTAGCGGCCACCCCATCATTGCCTCGTATGTAGTAGGGTTGGGGTAGATCGTTCCAGTCACCAGTCCACCAGTCAAATTCTGAAATTGTCTTTTTCTTGATTGGAAATTTGCTGTCCCCGTGGTCCCCTTGTAATCGCATCTTGTTGGAGTGGCCCACAATCCAAATTCTGTCTCTTCTGTGATTGGCTCCAACATCGGCTGCTCCCACAACAGTCCATTTACAGTCATACCCCATTTGGGCAAGGTCGCCAACGACTCTTGTTCCTCCTCGAGAAGTGAGCATTGGGGAGTTTTCCACAAAGACAAATTGTGGTTGTACTTCGCCAACCACCCTTGCCATGTGGGACCACATTCCTGATCGCTCTCCGTCCAAGCCATCTCCCTTGCCTTGTGCGCTGATATCTTGGCATGGAAACCCGCCCGAAACGACGTCAACAATTCCTCGCCACGGCTTTCCGTCAAAGGTTTGTACGTCATCCCAAATCGGGAAAGGCGGGAGAAGTCCGTCATTTTGTCGGGCGCACAGTACGCTTGCTGGATAGGGTTCCCATTCAACGGCGCAGACTGTTCGCCATCCGAGAAGTTTCCCGCCAAGTATTCCTCCACCAGCGCCTGCGAAAAGAGCCAACTCATTCACGTTGCCTCCACCAGTTCAGGCCAGATGGACTGCCAACTGCCTTGGCACACCATCTTGCGCCCTAACCGGCCACCGGTCTCTTGCTCTACTCTCACAGCCTCAGAGGCTGACATCTCTCTGCGCCCAGTCAGGCACTGGTAGAGATACTGTTCATTGATGCCAACTTTTTCTGCCAGTTGTCA